GACACCGTGACCACATCACCAGCAGTCTTGGGCGACAGCGTGGTGCCGGTGCGGGTCCAATCATCTGCGTCGCTGACTGCCTTCAGCTGAGCCGCGTCAACAACCAACCCAGCCGTACCAGCTGTGACCGCAGCTGCATCAGCCAGCTGCACCACGCCAGAAGCTGTGGTCGAGGCGGCGAGAACACTGACCACCGGTGCGGTGGTGCCGCTCACCTGGATAGGAGATGTGCCGGTGACGCCGGTGACGGTGCCGATACTGCCTGCGCTCGGCAGTGCGTCGAGCTTCGTTTTGTCTGCGGCCGACATGAAGCCCGAGGTGCTGCCAGTGGCGGCAGCGTGCGCTGTGGCACCGGCGCCAACGTGGGCGGATGGGGCGTACCAGCTATCGACAGCTGTTCGATCGACGGAGACCGCGCTGGTGCCAACCGTGATGCCGGCACCGGCGCCGACGCTCAGGGTGCCTGCGCCAGTGATCGGTCCGCCTGTCAGACCTGCGCCAGACGCCACGGAGGTGACGGTGCCGGTGCTGCCGGTGGAGTTCTTCCACTGCTGCGTCACCCCGTCGTAGACGAGCGACTGTGAGTTCTGCGGGTTGATGACCACCACATCCAGCAGGTCGTCGAGGCGAGCTGCACCACCGCCGCCACCCCCGCCACTGGAGAGGGTATCGATCCGCTTCCAGCCGCTGGTCTGGTTGATGCAGAGCAGCCAGTCGCCGGGGTCGTAGGAGACGGAGGGCGTGACGCTGATCGAGCTGCCAGCTACTTCGCAGACGAGGTACAGACCGCCCAGGGAATCGGCGGCAGCGGGGATGGTGCCACCCACGGTCAGGCCGGCCTGGGTACCGAAGTCCGTGATACCTGTGACGCGGCCGGTGGTGGCGTCAAACAGACCGCCCCAGCGAAGGTTGTCCTGCGAGAGCCGCCCCAGGCCAATAGAAAACCAGCTGTTGCCGTTCCACATCCGCAGGGAGCCGGTGCTCTCCTGGAACCAGAGCATCCCGATGTGCGCCGCAGACGATGTGGCTGCCGGTGCGACCTCCTGGATGTAGGCGACGCTGTAGTCCGCCAGCGCCAGCTGCGGGATGGTGCGGGTGCCGTAGACCAGGGGATCCAGCGTCCCGGTCACCAGCTTCGAGGCTGAGTGGTTGGGGATGTCGGCGTCCGTCAGGCTCGAGAAGCCGGTGATGTGCCCACTGGTGTCGAAAGTGACCTTGGTGGCGGTTGTCGCAGCCACTGTGTTGCTGTGGTTCAGCGTCCCGAAGACATCGACGCTCAGCCCGCTGCCGGGGCGCACCGCGCCGATGTCAGACGCGGTCGCCGCAGGCAAGTCCGCCCCGGTCAGGGCGCGACCACCCGTCACCAGGCCCTTGTCGTTGTACGTGACGATCTGAGCGCCGGTGGCAGCTGAGACCGTGTTGTTGATGGAAAGCAGATCGCCAGTGATGCTCAACCCACCGCCGCTGACGCGCACGGCGCCCTTTGCACCCGTTGAAGCTGTCGGTAGATCGGTGCTCGCAAGCGGCCGGTAGGCAGCGGGTCCACCCGTGATGGCTGGACCTGCCAGGACCTGCCCGCCGGATGTGGTGACGTTGGGGACGGTCGCGATGGTCGCCGTGTCGCCGGTGGTGGTCACCGTGGTGGTGAACACCGGGCCGGCCACCCCTGACACCGAGTTCAGGGATCCCGCCGCAGCGGGCGTTAGCCAGGAGCTGCCGTCCCAGACGTAGACCTTGTTGTTGGTGCGATCGAGCGTCCACTGACCGATGAAGGCGCCGGATGCCGGTAGCCCCACAGTGACGGTGGTGCTGCTGTTGTTCTGCAGGTTTTCGGCAGCGACCGCCTGCCCGGCCAGTTCCAGCGTGGTGATGCTGTTCGGCGGGACCGTGACGCCTCCGCCGACCAACTTGTCGAGGGGGATCGAGTTGCTGTCGATCAGCGCTAGCCCGCGCTGGATGAAATCCTTGGTTGTGATCTTGGCGGTCTCTGACGCCGAAAGATCCGCAACCGCAATGGGGTCCGTTGCCTGCAGTTGGTCGGCGGGCAGTGGTTGCAGCTCGGTGATCTTGAGATCTGACACCTGTACGCCCGCGCAGACAGTCCTTTGAGGAGTCTAGGCGTCGTTCTCCAGAAGAATCCCGCCGTCACCACTCTCCTGGAGCAGCAGACCGCCGTCTTCCTTCAGGAGCAGATCGGGTCGTTGACCCATACGCAGGTGTACGGGGCCGGTGGTCACATACGAGATCTGGCTCTCCACGACAGCTCCGGGCTGGAAGGAAAGCCCGACGTTCGTGATCACGCATTTCGCCTCCAGCCACACGCCCACAGTGTTTGGCACTCCGCCCAAGGGTTGGTATCCCTCCCGCGTCAGGAAGAACCGTCCGTCAAACGACGCACCCTGTTGCACCCTCAGCACCAGCTCTGCGAAATACTGAGGTAGCTCGGAGAATGTGCCGTCGCTTTCGGTCGATGAGCACAGCTCATGCCGGTGGTCCCAGAGGCAGGTGAGAGAGCCCTGGCCGGAGACCAGACCGTTGGCGTAGAAGCGGCGGTGCTCCTCGCCCAGGGTGGTGATGTCCACGTTTTCGCGGGTGGTGGTCATCTCCCAACTGCGGGTCTGCGCGACGCACCGAAACCCCCGTCCGATCGTCTTGACGGAGATCGACTGCGGCACAGTCGGTTCGATCAGGGCGAGAGCGTTGCCGTAGCCGCCGTTGACGGCGTCCTCGAAGAACTCGTAGAGCCGGATGCCGCCGACCTGATCGACATGGCAATACCAGTAACCGTCGGGGTAGTCGTGCCCCGCCACCAGCACCAGTGGCGAGCGGTCCGTGGTGGTGATGAACAGACGGTCGCCGGTGATCAGCGCCTCGGGCTCGAAGTCGAAGGAGAAGCGCCGCTTGGCGACGTTCACATCCGTCGTGTTGAGCACCGAGGTCAGGGGGACATTGAGGCTGTCGCGGCGGATCTCGATCAGCCCCGCGTCGCCGAGGTAGACCGCCATCAGATGTTGACCTCTGTGGGTGCGCCGATCACGCTGAAGGCCACCTGCGCGGACAGCACCGACCCAACGGACATCGCCAGTTCAGCGCTGGTGAGCCAGGCCGACACCGTGATGTACTTGCCCATGGCCGTCCCGTCCACCACCTTGAGCTTCAAGGTGACCCTTTCTGCTTCCGGTGCAACGCCTTCAACCGTTCCGGTGCTGCGGGACTTGATCAGCTTGTTCAGCAGCTTGCTGGCGCTGTTGGACCCAGTGTTGGTGGCGTCTTCTGCGTAGTAGAAGAGGGTGCAGTTGCCGCTAGTGCTGCGCACACCGGGCACGCTCACCTGATCGGTGTCAGCCAGGCTGGTGGCGTCCAGCATCCCGAGACTGCTACTCAAGCTCCAGCCACTCACCCGAGCCGCCTTAGTGCCGTCGATCCAAAGCTCGCCGTGACTACCGGAGTAGAAGCCCATGGATTCGCCCTCTCGGGTTGAGTCTAGGTGTCACATCACACCCAGCAGCTCCACGCTCACGCTGGACACGCCTGGGCGGATGTTGGTGACCTGGGGTGGCTGGCTGTAGCGGTAGGCCGCGGTCGTGGCGGTGCCGGGGCTCAGCGCGCCGCCGCTCCACCCGGTCGTCGCCGAGGACGGCAGGACGAAGCTGCGGAAGGTTCCCTGAACCTCGGCGTAGTGGCTCAAAAACTCCTGAGCGCGGGCGTCAGGGATGTGGTCGAATGAGAGCTGCAGCTTGGCGCCGGTGCGGTTGTCGCCGTAGCGAAGCCGTATCTCAACGCCCGACATGGATGTGAAGCTCTTCACCGGCCAATCGCCTGGGGTGTAGGAGCGGGCGGTGGGTGTTAGCGCTGGGAAAGCCATCAGTAGTCCTCCACGACAATCGCGGACCCTTGGATGTCGCTGAGCATCAGGGCCACTGGGTAGTTGACGGCGGTGACCGACACCAGCCCATCCTCGCCAAGCTCGACGGTATCCACCATGTACTCATCCGTGGTGATGTTGGTGCTCACCTCGCTGTAGAGGGAGCCGAACAGCTCGGCTTGGTCGGTCTGCCCGTCCTTCACGGTCAGCACGGCGGTATCCACGTCCTGCATCCCCGGCTTGTAATACACGATCTCGTGGTCACCGTCCTCCGGTGCCAGGGCGGCGGTGACCTGGCCGGTGCTGGAGATCACGCCGTTGCTGGTGGTGTTGTTGATCGTCTGGGACAGGGCGACCTTGATCAGAGAGCCCGGCTGGACGTTGGCCTCCTCGGGGGCGGTCTGGAAGTTGATCGCGTGAGTGACGCGACGTTTGATCGACATCAGGTATTTCGTCGCGAGCACCGCGTGATCGCGGGTGGTGCAAAACTCGGTGACATCAATAGTCTCCATGGGGATGCTCACCGGCCGGTCGGCCCAACGGAGACGAAGGCTCACCGTGCGGAACAACTCGTTCTTGTTGGCGGTGCGGTAGATGGTGTTGGCCTGGAAGTCCTTGCGCTCGCTCAGGCCCAGGAACTCCAGCTTGAGCGACCCCTCGATGATGTTGTCGGCGGTGAACAACTGAGTGACCGGGAACGAGCCGCCGCCCAGGGGCAGCGCGGGTTCGATCGCGAATCGGCCATTGCGGATCACGAAGTTGCACAGGAAGAACGGAGCGATCTCCGTCAGGTACGAGCGAATGTTCGCCCGATCGACGATCGCACCGTCGAAGTAGAGCTTGTTGGTTGCGCAGAAACTGTCGGCGCGTGCAATGGAGTCGCGGTCGAGCAGCTCAGGATCGACGCTGTCCTTCAGCCCATCGATCAGATACTCCACCAGCTTTGGGAAGCTGTTGGAAGCGCGAGTGCCGGTGTGGATCCAGAGCCGCACCTGATCGATGCTGGTGAAGCTGCGGCTGGATTTGACGGACAGAGCAGCCGTGGACATGTTATCGAAGCTGGGAACACCGGTGGCGGAGGAGCTGATGATCTCGTTGACTGCCACGATTTCGTGCTCGGGGTTGGAGTCACAGCTACGGGTGATCAGGTCTCCGTAATAGCTGACTTCGGAGATCTGCGTGTTGCTCTCAAAGATGCGGGTGCCGAGACCGTCGTTGACGATCGGCGTAACGCCCACGCACGTAGCCGTGTTGATCGTCTTGATCTCAAATGTGAGGCTTGTGGGGCCGAAGTAGCCGCTCAGGTTGTTGCCGTTGACGACGCGGGTGCTGGTGACGCGGGTTCCAACAACATGCCCGGTCGCGCACAGTGAGCTGGTCACCGTGACGGTGGGGTTAACCGCCCACCGAAGCCGCCCGTCAGCG